TCAAAGCAAATCAACAGAATTTTGAACATGCAAGTTGTTGTTAAAAGGATTGGAAACAAGACCCACAGATTATTTGTTCCAAGGTAAAAGAAAGGGTGGTGTAAGTGGATACATGTGTAATGTGCGGCGAATATGTTCCAGAGGGAAGGCAGGTTTGCATCAGTTGTGAAAAAGCACCTTCCATCAAAGACAGTGGGAACAGAAGGAAGTTTGAAAGTGGTGCAGTCAGAGATATTCAGGAAGGTAAGGGCAGATATGACCTTCTTCCCTGGGATGCTATTCATGAACTGGCAATTCACTGTGAAGAAGGTGCTTTGAAATATTGTGAAAGGAACTGTGAAAAAGGCATCCCCATCCACAGCTTGGTTGATTCAGGCATCAGACACCTTTCTTGCTATTTAAGGGGAATGAAGGATGAACCACATTTAAGGGCAGCACTTTGGAACATTGCCTTTGCAATATGGATGGAAAAGAACAGACCTGACATGCAGGATATACCAACAAGAAAGGTGGTCAAGGAATGAAGAATCCATATTTTAATGCAAGCGGATGTGCTGACCCAACAGCATATGAAGCATTGAAACCAATAATCAAAGAAGATGTTGAACTGGAATCAAAAGTCAACTTTCTGATTAAGGTGTTAAAGTTCATTATAAATGAAACTGGATTTGAACTTTTGAACCGAATTGAAATAAAAGATAAAAAGACAGGAAGGATGTTCAGATGATGAAAACTGTTGAAAGGATAGGTGAATTAAATGGAATTTGATTACATAACACAAGGTGATTGTTTAGAGCTTATGAAGGAAATTCCTGATGGTTCGGTTGATATGATTCTGTGTGATTTACCATACGGAACAACGGCTTGCAAGTGGGATACAGTAATTCCTTTTGAACCGCTATGGGAACAATACAAAAGAATCATAAAAGATAACAGGGCAATAGTTTTGTTTGGGTCAGAACCATTTTCTACAATGTTAAGAATGAGTAATTTACAAAACTTCAAATATGACTGGATATGGGAAAAGGAACAAGGGGCAAATTTTATGTAAATATCAACCATATAAAGTTCATGAAATTATTTCTGTATTTAGTTATGGAACGCATATTTATTTTCCTCAAATGACAGAAGGAAAACCATACATTTCAGGAAAGGGAACAAGTGGTGATATTACCGGGAATGTTCTAAAAACACAAACAAAAAACAATGGTACAAGGTATCCGAGAAGTATTCAAAAATTCAATACTGATAAATCAAAAGGTTCATTGCATCCAACGCAAAAGCCTGTTGCCTTGTGTGAATACCTAATCAAGACTTACACAAACGAAGGTGACATTGTTCTTGATAATTGTATGGGTTCAGGTTCAACATGTGTTGCAGCAGTAAACACAGGCAGACATTATATAGGTTTTGAACTTGATGAAAAGTATTTTGATATTGCTTGCCAAAGGTTGGATGATGTGGAAAACGAAAATTTTTTTGACCAAGAAGTTAAGGAAACTGAACAGTAATAGAAAGTGAGGTTAAGGAAATGGGAAAACAAACAATTGTAACTTGTGATAGTTGTGGAACAGATGTATTTGGACAAAGATATTTTACACTTAACATTAGGAAGGTTATTCATGGGAAGCAAACAATGAACCCTGCAATCTATCTTTGTCCAAAGTGTTTTAGGGAAACAAAGCTTGCATTATTACTATTAGATATTGAGGGGGGAATTGAGAATGAATAAGCTGATGGAAAGACTTGAAGATTTCACAATTCATACTGATGGTATTGTTTCCAAGGAATTCAAGCAATGGCTGATGCAGAACGGTTTCTTCAATGCCCCTGCTTCCACAAAGTATCATGGCAATTATGAAGGCGGTCTGTTTGACCACAGCTTTGAAGTGATGGGTTGCCTGATGGAAATGACAGCGAAGTTTGACCTGGAATGGCAGCGGAAAGAATCACCTGTGATTGTCGGTCTGTTCCATGACCTGTGCAAGATGGATGAATACATCAAGGTTGTGGATGAAGAAGGTCAGGTGATGATGGGAACTGATGAAGTCAAAGGTGAAGAAGCACATTTTGAACATGCATCTGATGTATTGCTGAAAGGTCATGGGGATAAGTCAATCATGCTGCTGTCACAGTTCATCACACTGACAGAAGAAGAAATCCTGTGCATCCGTTATCACATGGGTGCTTATGTCAGGGATGATTGGGAAAGTTATGACAGGGCAATCAGGAAGTATCCGAATGTTCTTTTCACTCACACTGCTGATATGTATGCTTCAAAGGTTTTAGGTTATTGAAACTTAACTTTCAGAAGTAATCAATGTTACAGTTCATTATGGTTGTGTTACACTTGAAAAATTCAACCGTAACAATGAAAGCCTTGAAAACACAGGGTTGTTACACATGTTACACATGTTACGGTTGTTTTTAACTTAATAACAATATTAGTGATTTTTATAAATCATTAAAATTTGTTGATTTCATAAAAAATAACTATATAAGAAGTATAACTGTAACAAGTGTAACATGAAACCACTAAAACCATTGATTTTATTGACTTTGAAGGTGTTACACATGAAAAATTCAACTGTAACATTTAAGTGTAACATTATAAAGAAAGGATTGATAATATGACAGCAAAACAGTATTTAAGGCAAGCTTACCGCTTGAATGAATTGATAAATAGTCATATCAGAGAAGTTGAACAGTTAAGGCTTCTTTCAACAAGTGTTCCAAGTACAGATTTTTCAAAGGAAAGAGTTCAAGGGGGCAAGCTTCCAGGGGATAGAATTTCAAATATCATTACAAAAATTGTTGACCTTGAAAAGCAAATCAATGATGAAATAGATAATTTAATTGATTTGAAAAAGGAAATACATGATGCAATTGATGCAGTACAGAATCCTGACCAACAACTTGTGTTAAGATGCAGATATATTGAATTCTTAACCTGGGAAAAGACTGCTGAATGTTTGAATTATTCTATTAAGCAGATACATAGAATACATTCAGCAGCTTTGCAAGCAATAGTCATCCCAAAAAGATGACACAGAATGTCCTTGAATGTCACTGTCAATATATGGTTCAATTAGACTTGAAGAAATAGCAGCAGACATGTTGCTATTTTCTATTTTGATTGAAAGGCGGTGTTGCAGATGGCACTGACAAAGAAGCAGAAAGTGTTTGCAGATGAATATTTAGTTGATACAAATGCAACACAGGCTGCAATCAGGGCAGGTTATAGTGAAAAGACAGCATATAGTCAAGGACAGAGATTGTTGAAGAATGTTGAAGTTCAAAACTATATAGAAGAACAGCTTGAAAAGGTTCACAATGAAAATATTGCAGATGCATCAGAAGTCATGATGTACTTAACTTCTGTTTTGCGTGGTGAATCTATGTCAGAAGTTATTGTGATTGAAGGTACTGGTGAAGGATGTTCAGATGCAAGAAGAATGATGAAAGCACCTGATGAAAAAGACAAAATGAAAGCTGCTGAACTTCTTGGGAAAAGATATGGGTTGTACAAAGATAATATGAACATCATTGGTGCAATCCCCATTGTCATTCATGATGATTTGGATGATGAAGATGATGACTAACAACAGGTTAGTAACAAAACAATCTGAAAAGCCTGTGTTTTCAGCACTGCATATTTATTGCACCATAAAAGGCGGTGATAAACATGCCAAATCTTGATATTTCCTTGAAGAAAGTTGTTGGTAAAGGATATAAAAATTTTTGGCATTTCAAAGGCAGATATAGAATAGTAAAAGGTTCAAGAGCATCTAAAAAATCAAAGACTGCTGCATTATGGTATATAACTAATATGATGAAGTACCCTGATGCAAATACCCTGGTGATAAGAAAGACTTTCCGAACAATCAAGGATTCCTGCTTCACTGAATTGAAGTGGGCAATCAGCAGGTTGTGTGTTCAGGACTTTTGGAAGGTCACTGAATCACCACTGGAAATGACATACCTTCCCACAGGTCAAAAGATATATTTCAGGGGTCTTGATGACCCATTGAAAGTCACTTCCATCACTGTTGAAGTTGGAAACCTGTGTTGGATGTGGATTAACATTATCGGTTCACATCATAAAAATAAACTTCTCTAATTGCTGGAACACCCTAACGTAAAGACGAGGGCAATCAGCAGCGAAGCTACTTGACAAAATTAAATGGTTATGG